CGTTGCTCATACTTTATAACGATTTGATTTAATATTTTTATTGTTTTCATAGGTTATTTGTTTTTGGAAATATGTTTCTAATTTAATTAAATAATTGTTTTTAAATACCTTTTTTTATAAGAATTAGAATTATAGTTCTAATTATATTGTTTCGGGTTTGTAGTTATCAATATCAAAGTATCCTATCTTAAAGCTGCTCGGCTCACGTCTTAATCTGCGCTTGGCAGGTTCGTAGCCTTTGCTTTTGCAGTACGTTAGTATCTCTAAGTATGTAGCATCAATGTTAGTCATCATTATACTAATCGGCTCACTTGCGTAATACTTGTCTATGTAATCTTTTGCGCTTTGTGTCATTGTGTTTAATTAAATAGTCAGTTAAAGCTGCCATTACAAAACCTGTTGCAATTAGCAGAAGGCAAATAGCGTAAATCATTTTGAGTAGATGTCTTGTAATTGCCCAATAAGGTAACAAGCTACTAAAAATACGGCTAATAATTGTGCGGTTTCTTTTTTCATTGTGTTTGTGTTTTGTTTAAATAATAATCAAATATACAAGTTTTACACATTCAACAATCAAATGAATATAATTATTTTTGCAACATTGTTACAATTATACCAGCTTTAATTAATAAATCTATACCAGATGTGTCCCTATATTGTTCTAAATAAACAATTTTAATAATGCCCGATTGTATTATAATTTTTGCACATTCATAACATGGTGATAATGTAATATACATTGTTGACTCATTTGAGTTATTTTCAGACTTCGCACATTTTGCTATTGCATTTGACTCAGCATGTAAAACGTCTGGCTTAGTCTTTCCATTATCTAATTCACAAATATTATCGAACCCACTAATTGTACCATTATAACCTATAGCTATAATATTGTCATTTTTTACTATAATAGCACCTACTTTTTTTCTTTGGCAATAAGAAGCTTCAGAAATTGTTTGAGCTATTTTTATATAAAATAAATCTTTATTTTTCATTTTTAACAAATGTTCCGTTAATCATATTGCCTTCTCTATTTGCTATTTCTTTATATGCACTATTAATACAATCTTCTATTTTAATACCTTCTAATGCAGCTAAATTTGTTAACACTACTATACAATCGCCTATCGCATCAATAAAATCTAATTCTTTATTTTTTAAAATTGATACCGCTAATTCACCAACTTCCTCTTGCAATTTAATAAACTGTGTTTTTTTATCTCCTTTATCATAAATGCCTTTATTTTTTGCCCATTCTCTTATTAAGCTAAATTCATTTGTTAGTTTCATATATTCATATTTGCTTTAATAAATTTTGTGTATTTATAGTTTTCTAAAATTACATTATTATAATGAAAGTTATCTATTGTATCTGTTAATTTTAATGTGGGATAATTATAACATTCTAAATCTATACATTCTTTTGCTTGCTCATAATGGCCCATATATAAATGAAGATTTGAAACATAATAAGAAAGTTTAGCATTTTTTAAGCCTAACTCATTTTGTATTAATCTAGCTAATATAGCATAAGAGGCAATATCAAATGGTAAACCTAAAAACGCATCCGCACTTCTTTGATATACTGATAAATATAAAGTATTTTTTATTACGTTTAATTGAAATAAAATATGACATGGCGGTAAACAACCTTGATTTAATTCATCAGGGTTCCATGCAGTAACAATAGCTCTTCTTGTATTTTTATCATTTTTTATTAAATCAATACTATTTCTTAATTGATCTATTTTTTTACTCCAATCTCTCCATTGTATTCCATAAACTCTGCCAATGCCGTCCATATTGGCAGCTTTAATATTATCGTCCCATATAATTAAACCATGATTATTAATATCTTCTTTTTTTTCAAGCTTATTAATAAAACAAAATAGTTCTCTTGATACTTGAGATAATATTAATTTTTTACCCGTAGTAGCCGGGAATGTTTTTAAATTGAATGTTTTATGCCACCCAATAAAAACTTTAGCATCCCCGGCTCTTGTGGTAATAATTGGCTTATTAATTAATTTTTTAAGCGTTTGTTGTAGCCAATCTTTTTTTGTCATAGTAATAATAATTAATTGAATTTAATGTAGTTTTTACATTTTTTTCTGTTAAAAAAACTAAAATTTCTTTTGGTTTTAAATTAGAGTTTTCTTTTAACTCTTTTACTTGACTTTTTACTGTTTGTTTTTGGTTGTTCATTTTTTTTATTTTTAAAGTTATACAATGCTGCAATATACGAAATCATATCCAAATAAGTATCATGTTTATGATTATATGACATTCTACTTAATTTTAATGAAATTAAAACTTTATAAACATCTTCTGTAGTAATTTCTTTATTACATAATTCTGATGCAATAATTGATACTTTTTTTAATGACTCATCAAACGGGCCATATTCTCTTATTTTTTCTTCTGCTCTATCATATACAATAGAGTTAGCTTGTAATAATATTGTTTCCATTTTGTATAATTTTTATAAAAATACAAAACTTATTTATACAATAACATAATTTATTATATATTTATTATTGTTATATGTATATAATTGATTATAAAAACGCGTACCTACCTGTGCCACGTTTAAGGCTAAAGTTCTGCCAAGCTAAAGCCAAAGCCACACAAGCGTCATCGTGAAAGCCTGAAGGTGCTGAGTACTTAACCCCTGTTGCGGTGTATTGATACTCAAATACTTCTAACTCCTGGCTTATTATTCCCTCAGGATAGCCAATCTTACCTTGATGTATGGCAGCCTGTAACCCTTCCATTAGCTGCTGCTTACTTGAACTTGTGAACTTTAAGCCTTGTATCATTACCCCTTCTCTTTGTAAGTCCTCAAGTATCGGGTCTCCAACCCCCGTACTATCGACAAGGATAGGGCATTTAGGCAGCCTAAGGATAGTTTGCTTGGTATTGTGCCAATCCATTTGAAAGCGGTCAAAATAAGCCACGTTTCCGTCTTCGTCTAAACCTACGATAACAGTCCAATCGACTGACTTAGCTAAGTCAATTCCGTATGCTACGACAGGCATAGTCGTAACAGGGTGTATGCATTTGCGAATGTGTTGGCTGCCGAAAGGGTTTGCTGCGTTCTCAGCAGGGTTTGCCATATACTCTTGCTCAAATACAACCTCAGGCAGTTGCTTCCTTGCATCGTCTATTTCATTCGGGTCTATGTAAGGATTATCGTATGTAGTAAACTTAAAGCTTTGCCAATCTGGCTCTGCTTTGCTAAACAAACTAAAGAAATAGTTTTTACCTTTAGGGGTGCTAAGGAATATAGCTTTACCCTTGTAGTCGGTTAAGGTAGGTCTTATTGAGTTTAGCCACCCGTCTTCTAAGTTAGGTATAAAGGAAGCCTCGTCTATTACGGCTAAGTGGAACTTAAGACCACGAAGATTGTCTAACCTTTCGCCCGTAAAGAAACGTATGCTACCACCAGTAATAAAAGTAATTACCAGGTCGCTTTCGTTTTTAGAATATATCTCTAATGGTAATAGGTCAACTATTTCCTTAAAGAATATCTTACCTAATTGGTAAGTAGGGGTAATGTAAGCTACACGCTTTTTATTGACTGCAGTTTCTATGCTTATCGTTTGGCTAATCAACGACTTACCAAACCTTCTCCCTGCCATCATTACAATAAACCTACTATCGCATTCAATTACTTGCTTTTGCGCTGGGTGTGGGTTATGTAACTTCAAGCCTATTGTTTGCATTATCTATCGTAAGTTATTTTGATCTCATTTACTTCGTGCTTGTTTTCTGACTTCTCTACTAAGCTATTCAATCGCTGAGTTATGCTTGGATTGTAAACCCCCGCCATTCCCCCTTCGATTTGGTCTTGCCTAATTGTTTTCCTAATACGCGAACAGATAGTTAAAAAATCTGCGTAAGCATTATTTGTATTAGCAAAGTAATGGCTTAAATCTCCTATAACTCCTTGATTATAACAATAGTTCTCAAAGCCTTCTATTGTTAAAGGTCGCTCCCTTAATCTGTAAACTTCGTCTCCGTCTTTACCTACAAAGTCGTGTACTTTAATAGGATTGCTTTTACAATATTCTGCGTACTCAGTAAAGTATTGAAGCATTAATTCTGGTGTCTCTATTGCTTTATGCCTACCCATCTATTTTTGTTTTATAGTGTTGACATATCCTGTCCATTACGGATAAGTAATATGTGTTAAAATCTTTGTAACCTTCGTTATCTTGTTCGTATGTTCTGTATAAGATACCTCTTAATCTTTGGCTCGGTGTCTTGAATGTGTCGGGATCTGCTTTTAAGTTTTCTACTATGTCTTGTTCTTCTTTACTAAAAGGTTCTTCTTTGATTGCTAAGTAGCAGAACTGTTGGTTAAGCTGAAATAAATTAGCTGCATCTTTAGGACTTAGTTCCTGGGTTGCTAAAGTTAGCTTTATTGTTTTGTCTTTGCGTGAGGCTATGCTCTCTACTTGGCTTGATAATAATATCATAGTATTCCGTTAATTATATCGTTTGCTTCGTCTATTGCATCTTCTTGGTCGAGGTATGTATCTACGTCTGCTATATGCTTATTGATTAAAGTTTCTGCCATAGCATAGGTGTAGTTACCTATTGTCGTCATATCGTCTCCATTAAAGCCTGTCTTGCATACTGCAACGAAATAAGCCTTATGAGTTAGGAGTAGCCAAATAGCGTTTAACTTTCTCATCTGCCTTGCCCTTTATAATCTTTAGGTCTTGGATTGTGCTTGTTAAAGGACTTCTTTGCAGAACCTCTTTTGCGTTTGCCAAAGCTAACTTTATTATTGTTCTCTTTAATCTTTGCCATAATTCTTTGCGTGTATGTCTTTTAGGAACTCTTTATATTGTTTTTTGTCTCCGTATTCTATGTGGCACTTCCTACACAAACCCATTAGGTTTTCTATTATATCTGCCTTTTTATTTCCACCCATACCCCTCGCCTCAATATGATGCACGTCTACTGCTTGTGAGCCACACACTTCACAGGGAACGAAGTCAGTTGTTTTATACCCCATTCCCTGCAAATATATTTGTGTGTGTTTTTGCATAGCTTCCCCATTAAATTTTCCGTTGATTAATAATTAAAAAATTTAACTATGCAAATTATTTACTGTCTATTTCTTTTAGCTTGTTAATTGCCCACTCGATACCACTCGTACCGCCCCAGCAGTCCCACATTAAACCCCCACAACCTTCACTATAAGGAACGTCTTTATGCTGCTGATGTCTTTTGAATGAAGCCATACGAGCAATAGTATCTCTACTTATCCCTTCTCTATTAGCTAATTGGTTTGCTCTTGCCTTGCCTGTTGCTTCTCCGCAAGAACCCCACCCGTGTTCCTCTACCCACTTCAAAGCTCTCTTTGCGTTATTAGTTGCTGACTCAGGATAGTCGGTATAGCTTTCGGCAAACTTTCCACCTGCCAGAATAGCTTTCCAAACTTGCATTGCTTTCTCTTCGGTTTCATAAACGCAACCGCCTGAGCCTATCTTATATTTCCCGTTCGAGCATTTTATTACTGGCATAGTTTACTATAAATATACTTTCGGTCTAAATTTATCTCATCAAAGTTATACTTCTTTTGGCAGAACTCAAACAACTTCTGTCCGCTTTCCTTTCGCATATCTGCATCACTTACCAAATCTCTTATATGTTTATACCAATCCTTTTGGCTTTTAACGTAATGCACGGGCATATCTAAATACGGATTTACGTGGCTAACTATGGCAGGGTTCTTTTTAGAAGCCGTTTCTAATACCTTAAGATTTGACTTCATAGCGTTAAACTTGTTATCAACAAGTGGGATAACTGAAATGTCTGAGTCCGTATAAGCACCCATATATTCTGTAACCCTTGCATAGTTATAGATCGTGGGATTTAGCTTTAGTCCGCAAGTAAAAGCATCAATCATTTTATCCCATATATGTTTTTCGCCATCGTTGTAACCTGCTATTACAGTTCTTATATTCATACCTTGTAACCTTTTGAAAGGCTGCCTTAGTATTTCTAAATCTCGCTCGTGCGTTCCGCTACCTGACCAAAACAACCTGACTTTATAATCTTCGGTCTTGTTATCCTAGAACTGCTCTTGCCCATAGGGTAAAGCGTTTGGTAATATGTGAACGTTCTTATTGTATTGGCTTATCTCACTTGCTAACCTTTCGTGTGTGCAGGTGCAAAGGTCTGCAACTTCTAAGTAATCGGTAATCTGTTTGCCTATGTTATCAAATTTGTATTTGTAAAATAACAAATGGCTTTCGCTAAGTTCCCAATAATCGTCATTGTCTACTACTAATTTAAAGCCGTACTTAGTGCGCCAAGTGTCCATTTGCTTTGCATCTATTTCGTTAAGCATTCTATTCATTAGCACAATATCCCAACCTTGCTCAAGTAGTTCGTCATTCAATACATCGGTAATAAGTGCGTACTCTTTTTCCAAGTGTACTATCGGCATCATTATTCGGTGCAGTCCTACGCCTGAGTTAGCAGAAGTTATACAAAGTATTCGCATCTTATATTCTTTTGGTTGTAATATTTGTCTTGGTTTCTATCCCAAATTTCTTTTGCCTTTGCAAAGCTTTCGTCTTTCATTCTCCTATAATCAGTTCCGTTGCCGACATCGTGTCCTATGTGTTCTGAGCGCATATCTGGAAGGTAGTAATTAGTAAACCCTGCAATCAAAGCTCTTGTTGCATAGTCGCTATCTTGCATTCCGTATGGGTCATACTCGGTATTGTAACCACCTACCGCATCTATAAGTTCACGAGTAATAAAGTTATCGCCAAAAGGTGTGTGTATTTTATGTACACCATCTTCTAATGGTGGTAATGCTTCTACGCAATGTATTCCTATTATGCCAGTTTTTTGTATTCTTTTAGAAAATAAAATAGAATTAGCTAACCAATTATTAGGCAATAATATATCGTTGGCTAATAAACAAACCGCATCGTAGTTCTGCGTTATCCTAAGTCCTGCGTTTACCCCTGCTGCTATGCCTCGTTTTTCTTTAGATAAGTCATACCCTGCAAACGGGTAGTTAAATGTTTCGTGCGTGTCGCTTCCGTTATCTATTAAGAAGCAGTCCGCATTGTAACCACTATTAAAAAAGTTTTGGTTAATTACACGCTGCGTTAAATCGTGTCTGTTTTGTGCAAGTAATAAGATTGCTACTTTCATTATCTTATGTTTGAGCCGATTTCCCTTGCCGGTACTCCAGCATATTTAGTATTTGCTTTTGCATCTCCTTTAACAAATGCACTTGCCCCCACCATACAATTCTCTCCTACATTTGCAAACTGGTGCAGAACTGCGTTAAGTCCTATATTAGCACCTTGTTCTATAATTGTATGTCCACCTATTTTTGCTCCGCAACTTATTGTTACATTGTCTAAGATTGTGCAATCGTGTCCTATGTGTGCGTGTTTCATAATAAAACAATTATTTCCTATAAAGGTGTCTATCTCAGTTCCTGCATCTATTGTTACAAGTCCTGTAATAACATTGTTATCGCCTATGTATACTTTGCCTTTTTCTTTATTCCAAAACTTCTTATGCTCGGCTTTGTCTCCGATAATACAATAAGCACCAATATAGTTTCCGTCTCCGATAATTACGTTATCGCCAATGATAGCGGTAGGGTGGATAAAATTAGCCATTCTTTTTTTTATTTTTTGGTTGTAAATCGTACCATTCGTAAAGCCTTTTAATCATATCAAATATACAATGGCTGCACCATACTGTTAATATGAAATCTGGACTCATATACTTGCGATATATATGCTCGTACATTTTTAAGATGTCTAAATCTATATTCCTTACATAACCATTCTGCACCATTTCGTAATTTGGTCTATGTAGGTCTAAATAATTTCTGTGTTCTATTTCCATAAGTTCCACATTAGTTTAGAAAGTAAAGGTGCTAACACTCCTGGTATAAATACAAACGCAATTATGTCGGTACATATTGCAGGTAGCAAATATAAAACTAAGCTTGTCCAAGCTGCTAAACAACTCGTGCAACTAAAAGGCTTAAAATCTAAATACCATTTTCTATGGAATTGGTGTATCTCTACAAAGAAAATTGCAAAGCATATTGCTGCTATAATAATCATTTACGTAATTTTTTTTTAAGTTCTCGTTTAGTAAGTTTAAGCTCCCTATGTATTGACATATAAGGTATTCCGGTTACTCTGCTTAGTTCTTTAGCATTGCAGTTATGTTTAATAGCATATACTCTTAAAAGTTCTGCTTTGTACCAATGCATTTTAGATAATTCATTTTCTACTTTATTAAGTAAATCTTCATCTATATCATGTGAAATTAAATTTATTTCTAATGGTTTTCTATATGTTCTATAAAATTTACTTGTGTTACTTTGCATCATATTAATCATTGTTCTAACCAAGTAAAACTTTAATACATTCCGTGTTCGCATATCAATTAAACGCTCCTCTTCCATTTCACATAGTACCTTAAATAATTCACTTCTTAAATCTTCTCGTAAATCTTCAGGTTGCATTTTGTCTATTGCTTCCCTAAGCTCTTGACTTTCCCAAAGTTCTAATATGATGCTATTCCTGTTCATATTGTTTTAAGATTAATTTGCCATTTTTTTCGGTTGCTATATAACAAAAACAATTTGCTGTCTTTGCTAAGTTTAAGAATGCTATTTGATAGCTGCTTAATTTATCACCTATTGCTTTTGTTTCGCAGTATACCGCTACACCTGTTTGTGTGTGAAAGCCTACAACATCTGGAACCCCTTTAAGCCCTATAAAAGTACGACCCCTAACTGCAAGATTATTGTTGCGCCATACAAAGCACCCATTTTTATTTAGAGTTTTAATTGCTTCTTTGGTTAATTCATTTGCTGTCATATTACAAAAATATATTAAGAAAATGAAACTTTACCAAATTTTATTTGATCCTCAAAAAATAAAGCTACCGCTATTGCTCTTGCTTGGTTCTTTAACCATTGCTCAGTCCATTCGTCTCGGTACTGCTTTGCGCTTATGATGTCCATTTTATTAGCTTTGTAGGTAATAATCTCCATTAATTTCTTTTTAGCAAGTGCACCATCTTCTTTTGTCCATACCTTGATACCTGTGCTATTAAGCTTAGTAAATACGGATAATGGGTTAAACAACCTGTCAAAAGTTCTATTTTCCAGAACTTTATATTCCTGGTAACTGTAATCAATTATCTCTAAATCGGTTAAGCGTGGGATTGCTTCTACTCGTTCTTGTAGCATCATTTTTCTTACTTCGTTTGCTTTTTTCTTATACCTATCCATAACCTGACTAAAATAAGCAGGACTAAAGTTCTGGTAATGGTCTATAAAGTCATTGGCTACCATTTGCTTAAACGCTACTTTAATCTCGTTTATTGTAAAGTTACCGTATTCAGTTCTTATCCAATCTTCTAAAATTGCTAACTTAACATCTCCAGGATTGTTAATACCTACAAGCTGCATCAAGTAAATAAGGTTCTGCTTAAATATGGTAGAGTTTATGTTCCTCATTCGTTCCCCCGAAAATGCGGTCATAATCTCCTGCTCCATAGGAAGTAGAGTGGATATAGTTGTAGTTTTTAAGGTTCTCGAGTTCGTTTTTATCAAGCTTTCGTTGATTGTTTGTAGTTCCTTTTGCATATTGTTTTGTGTTAGTTATCCAATTATTTGCTGCTGCTCCCCAACTTTTCATAGGGTTTTTACCTACTTTCCACCCGTTGCTTTCGTAGTAATTTACAAACTTTTCGGCTTCAATTTTTGCTATTTCTTTACCTATCCTTAAAGACATATATTCGTAAACTTGTTCAAAAGTACATTTTGAATTTGTATTTTTTGCAAGTTTTTTCTTTACCATTACCTTATCCTTATCCATATCCATTTCCTTATCCATATCCATAGCACCATATAAGGGGCTTACAAGGGGCTTAAATTCATCATCTAACAAATTGTATTTTTGTAAAATTTTGATAATTCCGCCGTGTGCTTTGTTGTCTGGGTTAAGTCCACTTGGGTACTGAAAATCTATAAAGGAAGGTATATACCATTTATTCCCTTTATCTATTCTAACAAGCTTATCCTTAAAAAATTTAACTGCGTCTTGCTCGTTTATATCCTCGCCTATTCTTATTTTAGCTACATCAATATCTACCTGCCAAATTCCTGCGTGGTCGCAGTCATCACAGATGTAAAGCCATAAAAGTTTGTAAGGTGCTGATAGGTTGCGGATAAAAGGTTTTTTCCATTTCTCCGTGTCTGTAAATCGTTTAGCCATAATAAAAAAAGAAGCCCCCAATAGAGTCCAGCTATCAGGGGCTATTATTTAACCACTAAACACATTATCGGCTGGACTTTCGCTAATGTGTCTTATTATGTTGCGAATATACACTAAATTTCTTTAAGTTCTAATTTTAAGCAAAGTTTTTTTAGCTTAGTTTTAAACCAGTCCTCAGTATCTATTAGGTTGTTCGCTTGTTTTATGTTATGAATAGCCGTTGTATGGTCGCTTGTGCCTGTGTATTGGCTTATCTCCTTAAGGCTTAACTTGGTGTATTTCCTTAGTAAGTAAGCAGCAGCCTTGCGCCCAAATGTTGTTTTCAAACTTCTATCCTTAATTAATACATCGCACTCAAACTCTTCGTCTACCAATTTGACAATAGTCCTTGCGCCAATGTCTAACCCTAAAGGCTCGTTATCTTCTATGCCTAACAATCCAAGTTGCTGCATCATTTCGTGTAGCTGCAAATGTGTGTTACGTTGTGCAAAGTATAACTCCTTTAATTGTCTTATTGATACATCTTTATTTCTATTTAGCATAATTAAAACGGCAATCCTTCCGCATCTTCTTTTGGTTTATAATCGTTTAGATAAATTTTGTAATCTGGTTGCTTGTCTTCTGTCTTGTAAGCATTAACCCACATTGAATACTTAACATCATTGATTGTAAAGTTAATTACTTCTCCTTTAGTGGTTTGCTTTTTCCAAGCACCTGCACTCCATTTTTTTTCTTGCATTTTTTACTTTTTAATTAGTGAATATTTACTTACAAATTTAGGTTGTTTCTTGTTACCTACGTTAATTAAATCGGACTGTATCTTATATCCTTTGCGTTTAAGTTCAAAGATAACTGCCGATAATCTCAGGCTATTAAACTTCGTTAGAGCCTGGATTGGTGTCAAGGTCTTGCCCGAAAGCAAGTGGTTCAAGATGCGTTGTTTCTGTGTCATTGTTATTGATTTGGGTTAAAAATACAGGTTTCTCTAAAAGGTTTTGATATTTTTCTATGAATAATAATAGGTCTGCATAAGCCTCTTCATTATACCAAGCGTAGTGGTAAACTTCTGCAAGAAGCATCTGCCTTTCAAATGGTAGCAATTCTCTCATTAACTTTTTTTAATTGTTTCTTTGATCTTGTTAAATTCATCTAAACTCTTAATGGCATTGATTTTCAGGGCAGCCTTTACCTTTTGGTCTTCAGTAAACTTTGTCTTATCTAATTGTTCAATTAAGAAAGCTTTTTGTCCTTCGCTTACCTCGTCTTTATGCTCATTAGTAGCATCTGCATCTTTGGTATCGTCTATTGCGAATAGTCCGTTAAGTGCATACTTCCTGGCATAGCTACTTGCTGCACCCGTAATCTGCGAAGCATCCATTCCTTTTTTGTTTTCCTCTTCACGAGCAAGACCCGTGCAAGTAATGTTATCTTCTAAGTTACTTAGACAAGCAGTAGCCTTTACATAAACTCTACCGCCTACTTCTATTACTTCATCGCTTAACATTAAAGCGTAGCCGTATTTATGGCAGATAGGTTTTGCCGCTTCGATAATATCTTCTGCACTTCGGTACTTGTATTTAGCAAAAGCATTGAATTGATTTTTAGGTGCTTTTAATTCCTGTTGTATTTTAATTAGGCTCATTGGTTTCTTGTTTTGGTTCTTCAATAATATAGTGTTCTAATACTTCGACAATAGGCTCTTTTCTTTTTTTCATACCTATAAAAAACTCATAGGCTTGTGAGTAATCCATTGATAAACTATTGGTTTCAAATTCTCCGTCTACACTTGTATAGTAATAGACGTTGCCTCTTAGGTCAGTTTCTTTAATAAATTCAATTTTCATAATCTTCGTTTTTTAAAAGTTCAAGTTCTGCATTGTTTTCTACCCAACGAGTAAACGTGTAATCATCGTCTTCGTAATCGTAGTTTTTAGGCAATAGGGCAGGGTCGTAAGGGTTTGATGTACTCCTGCTCCCGTCAATTAAGATGTTCCCGTATCGCTGATATTGGAACATTTGGTAGGTGGTTAAATGTGTCATATTGTGTTTTGTTTCAACAAAGATAACACATTACACAATACAAAGTGCATAATTAAAAAATATATTTTTGCAACAATGTTGCATTCAATTTGACTTATATAGGATAAAAGCATATCAAATTGTGCAATTTATGACACATTTTGTACATCAGAACGTACAAAGTAAAGCTATAACTTGACTAAAATTAGTATAAAGTAAAGCTATAACTTGACAAAGTCGGAAGTAAAATGCAGCCAAAAGTAGTATAATTACTACCTTTTATAGTAACTTTTGGAAGTAAAGTTTGTCAGAACCACCGTAAGAATACTCAGGAAGGTATAGCTTAAACTTGCAATCTATTAGGTTATTAGCACTTGGAAAGTTGTCAAGTGTTGTGTATGTAATAGCAATATGGCAGAAAGTAGACGCAGCCTTTAACCTGGTTCTAATCATTCGCCTTTGTATACCCTGCCCTCGATATTCTTTTTTAACCCAAGCACGATTAAAAATGCAGATGCCCTTAGAATAAATTGAGCCGCAATAAGCTACGATACGGCTCATATCGTCAAGCATTACCCACCACTCACGATTAAACTGGAACTCATCTCCGCAACCTTTAAAGTTTGGGTTCGTATAATCTAATTGCTTTAGGTCTTCGTAAACTTCTTTATCTAAAATATTTCCGAAGCTGTATATCTTCTTTAGGCGCATTGTGTATCTGTTCGAGTTTAGTAAGGTATAAAATGGCATCTTGTAGTTCCTGCTTTAAATGTGTTATCCATTCGCCTGTCGATAAATCTTCCCTGTCCATTGTGCAGTTGTACTTCTTTTTACCTACTTGCTCACGGCTGCGCATATCTTCAATTACTAAGCTAAGAATTTTACTATCCATTTATTTGTCTGTTTTGCTATGTATCTTAAAACAAGTTTTACACTTGTATAATATCTTCTTTACTCCTGTTGCAGTTGTGCGCCTCATTTGTATAACTATCTCATCGCTTCCACATTC